TTACAGCGGTCGATTCTGCGCGATCTGCTGCCGAACCCAACCCTGCACCTCGGATTGTATCCACAGTGCTCGGCGTCCGATGCGGATTGATCGAGGGAACCGGCCAGCTTTGATCTCGCCGTAGATGAAGGTCGTGCCCATGCCGGTCATCTGCCGCACGCGGTCGAGCGACAGCAGTTCTTCCAGTCGTTCAGCGGCGCCCATGATTGCCTCCCGCCCGCTGCAGATTCGTGGACTCAGCCAGGCCGAGCTTGAACTGCACGACGTTGTCGGCTGCCGCCGGCACCACCGGCGCACGCACGGCGCGGGGCGGGCGGTTGATCCGGCGCCACTCGGCCAGCGCCGTGTCGGGGTTCTCGCTCTTGCTGGTCGCCCGGCATGCGCACTCAACCAGGTGGCCGCCGCCGGCGCTAGGGCGGCGCTCGTCGTGAATGTGGCGTGCGCGGTGCCCGGCGGCACAGGTCGGCAAGCCTTCGGGATGGCTGATCTGCTTCTGGGTCATGGCTTCTTGCACTCCGGATATTGGGCTTCCAGCTTTTCGATCAGGAAAGCGGCCTGTCTGGCGCGGTGTTCGCGGTCGTAGCGGTTGAGGCCGCCGGGGCGGGCGTCGCGCAGCCACCGCAGCGGCTCAAGCAGCCATCGGGGGTCGAAGGGGAGCGTGGCGCGCGGATCCGCGTTGACCAGCGGCACGCAGTCAGGGCCGGCCCAGTCTTGGGGGTCGCCGCACTTGGTGCAGGTGCTCTCCTTGAACACGTGATTACGCTCCGGCTTCTGCACTCGCGGGGCTTCCCACAGTGCGCGCACGATCCAGCCGCGTTTGTGGGCGTGGAAGACGTGCTCAGGGGTGGCCGTGATCCAGCAGCCCGGGCCAGAGTCGCCCTGGTGCCGGTACTCCCAGCGAACGGCCGGCTGCGAGTACAGCTGCTGCAGCAGGGTGTCGCCCCACACGCGGACCTGGTCGGCCGACACGGGGGCGCCGGCCGCGCCCAGCCTGCGCATGATGGCGATGACCGCGGCGACCGGCGAGGATGCCTGGCTCGCGTCAACGGCGGCTGCCGGGCTGGTGGGGTAGCTTGCTGCGGTCATGCGAACAGATCCTGTTGAACCGGTTGGGCCGGCTTGGCCGGCAGTGGTGCAGATGCAGTGGCGCGCATGCGCGCGCGCTGTGCTGCGCGGAATACGAACCAGAAGCCGTGGGAGTTCCGGCGGGCGCGGCATTCGGAGAGGAGCGCTCGGGCGGTGTGTCTGGCTTGATCTGTCTTCACAGGTGCGCCCGCCATGTGGGAGTAGTTTCGGCCCTTTCACTCAGGGAGGGGCGGGGATGGACGAGCACGAGGGTGTGTTTAGGCTTGTGGCGGTGGCTGGCCAGGACAGCTGCGTGCCGAACCTGTGGAAAGCCATGGGCTTGGTCTATGCGGCAGGGGAGGCGGTCTTCTTGGAGCAGATACACGCCGGAGCTGAATTCGCCACTCGGGAAGAAGCCGTGGCAGGCGCTATCGCTGCGGCGCGAGCTATAGCCAGAACGCTCGATCCCACGGAATGTCGGGCCAATCGAGCGGCGAGGTTCTGGTAACGCCAAAGTCGGCTCTTTCCAGTCCCGAAGGACACAGGTAGATTGTCGAACGCCCACAACCCCGCATTGCCCATGAACACTGGTGGCTACCGCCGAACGATGCGAGGCGTGATTCAAGGTCACAGGTTCCTGTTGACCGTCACCAGCCAGATCGATGACGTTTTTCTTTACTCCGCTGTCGTAGACGGCGTTGCAGTTGAGCTGCGCATCGAGGGCGTGATCCGTAACAGAGGTGATGCGCTGCAGCTGGGAATGGCCGCCGTCGAGCGACATATTTCCGGCCTCGCACCCAAGGCCTGACCCCTGGCGCCTGGCGCCGACGCATTGGTTTGTCATGCTCGCGGCTCCTTTGCGCCGTTGATCTGCTGGCCGCCGAGGGCGGCGCTGAATTCCCAGCGCTCTGCCTCGCGGGTGTAGTAAGCGGCGCGCTCCTGGCGCTCGCTTTCGGTGAACTGCCTGTCGTGTAGCGCGTGGTCCGCTGCTTCGCGGTTGGCCTTGGCCATGCGGACCGGGTCGTCTTTGAAAATGTCGAGCTGGTTGCGCATGGGGTTCCCTAGGATGGATTGCCGGCTGTGTGGAAGTCCCGCCGGCGTGGGAGGCCGGTTGCGCCGGCCGGGCGGTTGCTCAGTGCGTGTCGTCTGCCGGCAGTGCCGGTCGGCGACGTGCGGCGCTCTTGCGCTGCATCTCGGCGCGGAAGGCCGGCCAGTTGCGGCGGGTGTCACTGACGCCGGACCAGCCGAAGTAGGCGATGCCGACCAGGCAGACGAGGACGAAGGAATCGGCGCCGGTGTAGATGGCGCGCGCGAGCAGCGCCATCAGGAGGCCGACGATCACGGCGCAGTAGAAGGGCAGGGCCAGGTGGCGCATCACAGCTCCCCTCGGCTCGTGGTGGGGTTCTCGATCTCAACCCAATCCCCATTGGTGATTGGATGTTCGAACGAGCAGGCCATCGAGTTCTTCTGGCCGCCGCGCGTGTGCACGATGGAATGGCCGTCAGAAAACACCTCGACATAGGCCGTGTCATCGCGGAAGCCGGTCCGGTTCACGTAGCACTTGGACGTCAGAACGCTCATGCAGCACCGCCTTGGGCGCGCAGCATGCGGCGCAGGTTCTTGCGCACGTCGGCGATGGCGCGGCCGGCGCTGGCGCGCTGGTCGAGGACGGCGCGCGCTGCAATGTCGGCGGCGGCGGTGACCAGGCTGGGCGAGAAGCCCATGGAGTTAGCTGACATGGCGGCCAACTTGGCCGCGCCGGCGGCGCGCTGGGCGAGCGGGTAGGTGGCGGCGACGATCATGCCTGCACCTGCAGGTGCTTCTCGGCACGGTCGGCGGGCAAGGGCGCCCCGGCCGCCGGGCAGGCGGCGCGGAACAGATCGATAGCGAGCTGGCGAGCGTCGGCGGTGGTGAGCAGCAATGCGCTGGCGCCCAGGTCTACGACGACGTTGTGTTCGTCGGCGGTGACCGGCATGGCGCGGCCGGCAGGGTGGACGCGAGCGAAGACCCGGGCGCTCATGCTGCGTCCTTGCCACTCAGGGCGTCGGTGTACTGCTTGGCGGTGGTGCCGCCGATGCGCAGCGCCTGAGCCGCGCGCTGCAGCTCGACCGCCAGCTGGTCAGCTTCGACCGGCTCCAGATACAGGGAGGCGGAGCCGAGCTTTACGGCGACCTTGCCGAGGGAATCCATGGTGAGGACGGAGGGCGCCATGTTGGTGGCGCCGAGGGACAGGCTGGCCATGTGTGATCTCCTGAGGGGGATTCGCGTTTCGAGCGGCCGCAGCTATGCTTCGGCCATGGAATGGACGAATTGGCTGACGCTAGGGATTGCGGTGCTGGGCGCTACGCTCGGCGTGTTCAACGCCGTGTGGCTGATCCGGAAGGACACCGTGCGGCTGAAGGTCAGCTACGTCTCGGTGTACATCCCGGGCGCGGACATCTGGAGCGGCGGCGTGCAGATCATCAACGCCGGCTACCTGCCAGTGACCGTCACTGAGATCGCGTTCCACGACGGCAAGACGGATAAGAAGCGCGCCGCTGTCTTCAGTGACTACGTCCAGCAGGTCAAGCTTCCGCACCGTATGGAACCCAGGACGGCCATTACCGTCGTCGCTGACCCCGGAATTCTTCGGGGTGTACAGGGTGGGCAGTTCACCTGGTGCAGCACAGGTACTGCCTGCGGCATGCGGGTTTACGCCAAGGTCAAGCGGAAGAAGGGCTGATGCCTGCAGCGTCTCACCGGGCTTGAGCGGGATCACCCGGATTCGGGTGCGCAGACGGTTGATCCGGAACACCACGTACACGTTGAGCGCCACGCCGATGCCGGCGATGGCGAGTGCTGCGTGTTCAAGGGTGAGCGTGTCCATGGTGCGATCTCCTGCGCCCGGCCCCGGGATGGGGCTGCGTTGGGCGACGGAGAGGAAATTACAGAATGCTGTAATTCAATGTCAACAGTATTCTGTAGGTGCCGGGGCTTAAGTGCCCCGGCATCCACCTTCTTCCTTACCTCAAGATTTGGCTCCAATCGAAGCTAAGCGCCCAGAGGAGGAATGACCCGATTCCTTGTGCGATTGCCAGCCAGTCTATGGACGGGGGAGGCTCCGCCTTGAGCGGCATCCCTGACGACCTAGTCGTCTTCTTCTTAGAGACTGAAAGACCACGTTTCGTTCGAGTCAGGCTGAACGTGGTTGTAGAGGATGACGAGTGTTGATGGCGTTTACTTCGGGTCTTACTGTGAGTTGGTTGTTCCATACTTGTTTCCTTGTGTTGGTATGGTGCGGCTTCGACCCATGCCCATTCCACTAGCGGAAACAACCAACGCAACTTGTCGTCGTAATCTTAGTTGTAATTCCTAAGAGTTCGTATTACAGTTGCATCAAGGATATGTCACAACAACTCAAACGAGCAGTCCGAGAGTTGCTACAAGCTAAGAACGGCAATTCCTAGCTTGACCCGCCAGCTTCACCAGAACCCAGGGGCCGAAAGGACTTGGGTCTTGGCATAATCATAACCACAGTATGAACGAATTCAGGGCAGTTGTCAAGGCTGACCTTGTTTTTTTGCGATCTGTGATAGTCAAAAGCCCCGCATCGCGGGGCTTTTTCGTTTCTGCGTGGTGGTTAGAACTTTCGCAACCCTGCGTGAATCAAGGCCTTTCCGAGGATGCTCACATCGTCAGGGTCTGGCCGGTAGGGGGGGAAGTCTGTGTTTACGCTGACCACGTACAGGCCATCGCCGCGCTTCTGCAGCATCTTGATCTGCGTCTCGCCGCCGATGTTGATCAGGTAGTAGTCGTCGCCATCGAAGTAGTCGCAGCTGGTGTCGATCCAGACGATATCGCCGTCTTCCAGCTTGGGTCGCATGGACGGGCCGCGGCCGGTGATGATCTGGATCCGACCAGGCTGGGGCAGGTAGCCAAGCTTTCGGCGTACTTCCCATTCGGCCACCTCGATGGTTCTCACTACCTCGGGGTAGTCCTGGTTGACGATCCCTGTACCCATGCCCGCACCCCCTTCAAACAAGTCGAAGCGAACATAGCCGGGTGGCGTCTCAATCTCCGCGACATATGAGACAGGCCGATCTTCAACACTGCGGTGCATCGAGCCCTTGCCAGTTTCCAGCCAGGTGAGCGAAACGCCGAGGGAATCGGCCAGAACCCGAAGCTTAGTGCTCGTCTGCATGCCACCGCGCTCTAGCTCAGAAATCGTGCTGTAACCCACACCCGATGCCATCGCCAACGCGGATCGGGAGATGCCCTTCTGGGCACGGGCTTCTTTTACGCGGTCACCAATAGTCTGCATCCCAGCATGCTCACAGAAATCTGTAACAGAATGCTGTTGAATGACATTACAGAATCCTGTAATTTCGCCGTCCATGGACTGGAAATCTCATATCGAAGGGTTGTTGGGGGCCGGCGCCACGGTTGATCAGTTGGCGAGCGGGATGGGCGTTACGCCTAACGCGATCAGAGAGATTCGCGCTGGTCGAACCCGTTCCCCTCGCGCAGACGCCGCGTTCCGGCTGGCCGCCATGAAGCCGGAGCAGTTCAGACACGATCCCGCGTCTTTGGTCATCACGACCTCTGTTACGAAGCGCGCGCTGCTCGACCGTTTGGGCATGTCTAGCGCCACGCACTTGGCGAAGGTGCTGGACCTTCCACCAGCACAAGTAGTCGGTTGGGCGGATGACGCGCCTGTCCCGGCATTGCCGCAGGTGATGAAGCTGCTGGGGCATACCGAGCAGGACGCCCCGGCCACCCCGATCAACGACGACCCCGACGCGGACCGCATTGGCCCGGTCGATACCGCCTGAAATGCCATCCCTGGCCGTCGTCCCTGAGTTGTCTCTGTCCATGGCGCCCATCGTGCGCCGCCCGGGCCCAGCCCGAAACCCTGAAATGCCGTCCCTCCCAAGGTGACCCGATGACCTGCCGCACCTCACCCCTCAACTGGCTCGATGCCCTCTACAACTCCGTGCGCGAGACGCCGGGCGGCGTTGAAGCCGCAGCTGCCTTCCTGGCCCAGCGCCGGGGAAAGTCGCTGCACCCGGAAACGCTGCGCGCAAAGCTGCGCGGGCTGGAGGGTGAGTCGGTGACGCTCCAGATCGCCGAGCTGCTGACCGAGTGGATGCAGGAGCAGACCGGCGGCAGTGAGCGCGCGCTGGTCTGGCTGCAGTCGCTGGTGGCCCGCTTCGGCATGGCCGCCGACGTGGTGCCGCCGGCGCCGGAGGGCGGCTGGTCTGATGAGATCGGCGCCATCCAGATGAAGCTGCTGGAGATCACCAGCCGCGTCGGGAAGCTGTCTGGCACTGCCGTGGACGCTATCGCCGATTCGACCATCACGAACGCTGAGGCGGAGCAGATGATCGCGGAGATCCGCGCGCTGCGCACCATGGCCAATCGCCTGGAGCGCAATGTGGCGCGCGCTGCAGCAAAGGGGAGGGCGGTGCGATGAGCCATCTGGCCCGCTCTACCGATCCCAACAGCAGCCACGCGGCAGCGGCTGACCTTGTCGCCACCGGCAAGCTGCTGGACCAGCAGACCCAAGCCGCCGCTGCAGTGCGCCGGCACCCGGGCCAGAGCAGCCTGCATCTGGCTTCGCTCACCGGCCTTGACCGCCACATGCTCGGCCGACGCCTGCCGGAGCTTGCGCGCCAGGGCACGATCTGGCGCGGCCCAGCTGCCCCGTGCGCAACCACGGGCAAGAGCGCTTGCACCTGGTGGCCGGTGGCGCCGGGCCAGAACCTCTCGCTGGGGATCTGACGTGAGCGCACGCGTTACAGGCATGGTGTTCGACCGATACCCGAACGGCGGTGGCGAGATGCTGCTGGCGTTGGCTCTGGCCGACCACGCGCACGACGATGGCACGCATATCTTCCCGTCCATCGCCCGCCTGGCAGAGAAGACCCGCCAGTCCGAGCGGTCGGTGCAGTACCAGCTGCGTCGCATGGAGCAGTCGGGATGGCTGGTGCTGGTCAACGCCGGCATCGGCGGCCGCCGCAGCGGGTTCGGTGAGGGTGGTCGCACCCGTCAGTACCGGATCAGCCCTGAATGGATGAAGGGTGCAGATATTGCACCCTTCGGAAAGGGTGCAAAACAGGCCGTTGAAGGGTGCAAAACGACGCAGGAAAGGGTGCAAAACGGCGTCGAAAAGGGTGCAACAGCTATTGCACCCGAACCAAGAGCAACCAAAAGCAACCAAGAGCAACCCTCACACCGCGAGTGTGAGCGTGAGGCCGATCCGGCTGCGCTGACCGCCGAGCAGGTGGATCGCGAGCTAGCGGGATTCGGGGTGGTGCCCACCGGCATCGACCGCCAGATGCTTGCCCGGTTCGTCCGCCACCGCGCTGCGATCCGCCGCCCGCTGTCCGTCCAGGGTTGGTTCCAGGTGCGCAACCAGCTGGTCGGCCTGATCGCCGTAGGCCACGACCCGAACGAATCCCTGATGCAGACCATGGCCGCCGGCCTGTCGCTGCCCGTCACCCCTGTTGCCCAGCAATCCGCAGGAGCCGCCCATGCAAACCCTCAGCACAGTTCTGCCGACCGTATCGAGCAGCTCCAGCAGCAGTTCGACGCCCAGCGCCGCGGAAGCGGCCACGGTGGCGGCCCTGGCTTCGACCCTGCCGCAGTCCTCGACGCAGAGTTCTCTGTCGTCGGCTGAGCCCGTGAGCGGGCAGGCCACGTCGTATCTCTGGGAGTTCTGGAAGCAGATGACGGCCATGTTTCCCGGCAAGTGGGAGCGCGAGAACGGCGCTGCACCGGTGAAGCGGGACGGCAGCCTGACTATCGCCGGCACGACGTGGTTCCAGGTGTTGAAGGGCCGCACGGTGGCGCAGCACGCGCGTGGCATGCAGTGCTGCCTGACCGAGGGCCGGGAATGGCCGCCGAACCCGGGCCGCTTCCTGACCATGTGCCTGGACATTCCGGTCATGGCGGCGGTGGAGCGCGAGATGGCGCCTGGCCGGCCACAGAGCGCGTTCACCGTGCTGGTCCGCTCGATGCTGGACCTGCACGTCTACGCCACGGCGGAAAGCGGGTTCCAGCAGCGCCGGATGCTGGAGGAAGCCTACGACCGCGCGGTGCGCCACGTGGTTGATGGCAAGCCGGTTCCGCAGCCCGTACTGGCCGTGGCCCATGAACAGCACGGCGTGCGCCCGGTCCGTGACCGCGATGCGGCGCGCGCTGCGATGGCTCGCGCTGCTGAGGAGCTGAACTTCGGTGGTCACTGATGCGGAGCTGGCTCAGGCCGAGCAGGCCGGCCGGTGGGCGCGTGAGGCCTGCCGGGATCGGGAATCGGCCCCGCGATACGAGATGGGCATGGACGGGCTGAGGCGCCGCCGGCGCTGGCAGGCCGGCTGGGATGGCCGGGACCACGAAATGAAGGCGGCACGCCGCAACACGAATAGGAACAAGAACTGATGTGGTCGAAGGCACCACCACCGACCAGGGAAGAAGCGGCCCGGATTGAGTTGGCCAAGACAGGCCCTTGCATGGCCTGCCTGGCGCTGCAGATGCAGGCACTGCTGGAACCGGAGCTGGTCGTATACGGCTGCGACTACAACCACGCAAAGAGCGGGAACCTGCGGCGTGGCCACATGCTCGGCTTCGCCCTCTGCAAATGGCACCACATGCGCTACCCGATGGAGGGGAACACCTTCGCGACGATGCGCCAGATCTACGGCCCGAGCCTGCTGGACGGCTCGCGGACGTTCCACGAGACGTACGGCTCAGACGACGAGCTGATTGACCAGCAGACCTACATCAACGAACTGAGGGCAGCAGCATGAAGAATCCAAAGGCCCTGGCGCCGAGGTTGAATCCCCAGGTGGCGCCCCGCGAGCGGCGTATGGACCACAACACGGTTTCCCGCCCGCGGCGGGTGAAGGTCCGGCCTGTGGCTGGTGGGCCGCCGGAGACGGTGGAGCAGTTCCAGGCGCGGGGCGGGCAGGTGCAACGCCTGACGGCCAGCTGGGAGCAGGCAGCATGAGTGCACCCTGCGCCAGCGCACTGTTACTCCGAGCCGGAAGCAGCAGCTGCCTTTCTAGCGGCGACTTGAGCTGGAAGTGTGAACGTGTAGGTGAGAAAAAGCTCAGTAAAGCTTGCGAGTTGGGAGATTTCTTCCGAGCTCAGCTCATCGTCGTCATGCGCTCCCTGATTGCCATCAAGCCGGATCAGGTGCGCCCACTCCTTCAGGTCATCGGTCAGCTTCCCAGCCTTATGAAGGGCATCAATTCTTGGCGCGAGGTTCTTTCCCGCGAGGCTGCTATCGAGCTCTCTGGTGGCAACGTCGAGAGCCTTCCTATACATGGCTGCCGCAGCGTCAGCATGGCCTCGGGCTGCGTTATCCGATCCTTGCGTATACGCCCTTTGGACGGATGGGGAGATGTGCTCTGGAACCTCCATTCGCTTTGGTGTTGGGTAAATTTTTGTTATCACCGCTCCACGCGCTCTGCATTCGGCACTAAACTCCCCGTGACTCTGAGTGATCCAGCTGTGGTCGAATGCTGCATATCTCGTTGCGACGCAGATCAAGTCATTGCAGGCATTACAGCGAAATACGACAGTGGGATCTTTTCCGCGTGGCGCAGATGTCACCACATAACTCATTCCCACAGACTCGGTTCGGCAGTGAGGGCAGGTATCTACGAAGGTATTTGCCATGAATGATGTCGCTCTTCAGTCAAAGAAAGTCCTAGGCGAGATGAGATCGGTCGACTGCAGGACCCCCGGCCGACTTCTTGAGCATTATGAACGATGCTCTGAAAGTCAACGAAAAGACTACGTGGTGGCGCTTGCAATGGCCCTCTGTGTCAGCGAGCAGCGTCGGCGTAGAAGAATCACTTCCGGGCAAGGCTTGAGCGAGCGAGGCACGGAGGAATCTGCTGGGAGGGACGTCCCATGAATAATCAATCCGCTGCGCGCCGTAGCAACAGGTCACCCGGCTGGATGAGGTGGGAACCGAAATATGTCTCGCTGACGGCTGCTCTGCCAACGGCCTGCATGTATGGCGAGCGCATCCCGTCGAATGCCCGGTCTCGGGCAGGCTTGAAGGTTAGCCGGGCAACGATTTCCCGTAGGTGCGCGCCTTTCCGCGATGCAATCGAGCATTACGAGGCCGTCTATGAAGGATGACCTCGGTCTGGACCTGGTGCTTCCCTGGCCGAGCAAGGATCTGTCGCCCAATGCCCGCGTGAACCGGTGGCGGAAGGCTGAGGCAACAGCCAGTGCCCGGCAGCTGGCCGCGGTGCTTGCGTACAACGCGGGCTGGAAGGGCATGCAGCTGCCCGCCGGCCGTCTGTATCTCTGGATCGATTGCTACCAGGCGCCGGGCAAGAAGCTGCCGGACGACGACAACATGGTCGGCCGCTGCAAGCCGTATCGGGACGGCATCGCGCAGATCCTGGGGATAGACGACGGACGCTTCCTGTCTCGGCCGTTCGTCCACGACGAGCGCCGGCCGGGTGGCCAGGTTGTGATCCGCATCACGGGTGGGCCCGAGCCGGGCAGGTAGGTCGCGGGTTGTGCGACGGATGGGGAACAAGCTGGCTGGATGGACCTGACCCGCTATGACGACAAGGCGCTGGAGCTGCTGAGCAGCCTCCAGCAGGAGATAGCCGAAATGCGATGGACCCGGGCGTGGACGGCACCGGGCCAACGCGGCAAGGCCGAGCAGGCGCTGCGCCGATCACGCGCGCTGCGCCGCGAAATCAACCGACGAGATCGATTAAGGGGGAAGGGATGAAAGACGCGCGCGAGCTGCTGTCCAGCGGGACGGGCCCGAAGGCAATGAGTTTTGACGGCAGCACCGGTGGGCCATCCACGCAAGAGATTCTGGCCGCCCTGGCATACGTCCACCACGGGCTGGGGCGTGAACTGTTGGAGGCGCTGTGGTGGCCGGAGAGTGGCTCGCGGCGCCGTGAGCAGCTGCGGCAGGAGGTAATCGCCCTGGTGGCCCCCGAGTTCACTCGCCAGATGCATGCCCTTGCAGACGCCAGGACGAGCTTCGGCATTGCCAAGGCCTGCATTAGCTGGACCGCCGGGCAGACCACCGACAAGCAGCGGCGGGAGCTGCAGCGCACCGAGCAGGCGCTGGAAGATGCGCGCGCTGCGGCATGGCCCAACAACACCATGGAGCAGCTCGGCGTTTTGGCTGGTGCAGTGATGGGTGAAATGGCGGAATGCTGCGAGTGCCCGGCTTGTGAGGGGCGGCGGGTGGTTCAAGACCCCGCGGTTGCCGGGGCTGTGAACTGCGCGCGCTGTGGCGGGACCGGCTACGAGCCGTTCAGCGGCCGCCGGCGTGGCACGTCAATCGGGGCCGACTGCTCGGCGTACAGCCGCTTCTGGCGCCCCGTCTACGAATGGATGCTGGCCAACTTCCGCGCGGCTGAGGCGCGCGCTGCAGTGGAGTTCAGGAATGCCCTGTTGAAGGCTGCGTAGCGATGACTTCCTAGGTCATCGGAAAAGGGGGCATTCTTGCCACCATCCAATCGCAAGCCCCGGCCCAGCCGGGGCTTTTTCTTTGCCCGCGTCCCAGCCGGACTAACTCTCGTGCCCAGCCGGCGCTAGGGGCGGGCACCTATCAACCGGGAGGGGCGTATGCCGAACCGGACAAGCAACGGGGCCACCATGAAGGACGAAATCATTGGCACCGCCGCAGGTGCTGTGGCGAAGGCTGCGCCACCGGTGACGGTCGCCGGCGCGGTCGCTGCCGGCGCAAACCTCGACCGCGTGGTGGTGGTGCTGACGATCATCTACCTGGTCGGCCAGATCAGCTACCTGGGGTGGCGCTGGATCCGCGAGTGGCGCCAAAGGGCTCAGGCATGAAGGTCAAGCTGATCGGCGTAAGCGCCGCTGCGGTGATCGCCTTGGCCGGAACGGCCCTGGTGAAGCCTTGGGAAGACTGGTCGCCCACGCCATACATCGACATTGTTGGCGTGGCCACGCATTGCTACGGCGACACCAGCCGCCCGGAGAAGGCGGTCTACACCGAGCAGGAGTGCGCAGCAAAGCTCAACAGCCGTCTCGGTATCTACCTGACCGGAGTCAGCCAGTGCATCAAGGTGCCGCTGGGCGAACGCCAGTGGGCGGCGGTGCTGAGCTGGACCTACAACGTCGGTGTGGCCGCAGCCTGCAACTCGACCCTGGTGCGCAAGATCAACGACGGCCGGCCCCCTGCGGTGTGGTGCCCCGAACTGGACCGCTGGGTCTATGCGGGTGGCAAGCGTGTGCAGGGGTTGGCCAATCGACGCGCCGCTGAGCGTGCGATGTGCGAGGGCAGGTCGTGAGCCGGCAGGTGGTAGTGATCGCCGCCTTCGCTGTCTGGTCGGCAGCCATGTTCGGCGCTGGCTGGGCGTGGCGCGGTGATCGCGCCGAGGGCAGCGAGGCCTTGGGCAAGGTGGCAATTGGCAAGCAGGCCTTACAGGTTGAGCAGCAGGCCCGCGCCACCGAACAACAGCAGGCCGAAGACCTGGCCATCATTGGAGCGAAGCATGAAGAAGACCGCGCGGCGGCCCAGGCCGTCCCTGCTGCTGTTGTGGCTGACCTGCGCGATGGTCGTCTCCAGCTGCGCGACGACCTCGCCACCTGCAGTACCAGCCTCCTGTCCCAAGCCGTCGCCGGCGCCGTCGAACGTGACCAGGCAGCCCAACTACGAGCAGAGGTTGCGGGCGCTTTTGTTCAAGTCGGACGAGACGCAGACGACCAGGTCCGCGCCTGCCAAGCCGTGATCGAGGTGGATCGTGGTGGATGATCGGCTCGACAAGCTGCTGGCCCTAGCAGAGAAACAGCACGCCACCATCGTGGAGCAAGGCAGGCAGAACGTCGCGCAAGGCAAACAGATCGCGGAGCTTGGCATGCACGTCGGCTTGCTGGTCCAGGCAGTTGCGCAGCTGTTGGGTGAAGAGGCCGACATGCCAGTCCAAGACGAGGGCACTGAATCGCCGCGCGTCGACCTGGACGGGAACCCCTACTGATGGCTCGCCTACGCACGGTCCCACCGCGCATCGGCGCAGTGTCGACGCGTATCAAGAGCGTGACTCCGGGAAGCTGGCGCGGTGCCGAGACGAGCAGCGCCAAGCGTGGCTATGGATACCGCTGGCAGAAGTATCGAGCGAGCTTTCTGGAGACGCATCCGCTGTGCGTGATGTGTGGGGTGCGCGGCCTAGTGATGGCCGCATCGGTGGTAGACCACATCACTCCACATAGGGGTGATCACCGCCTCTTCTGGGATCCGAAGAACCATCAGTCGCTTTGCAAGCCCTGCCACGACGGAGCCAAGCAGCGAATTGAGCGTGGCATCCCATAATCGTGGAACAAGCTCATTTCGGCATTAGGGCTTAGTGTGTTCCACGATTTGGCTCGAAACATACGGAGGGGGTATCAAAAGTATGGAAGTGATTCGGACCTAGACCGCGCCCCCTCGCACGCGTGGAAAAAAATCCCGCAGGAATGGAATTCAGCAAATGGCAGGTGTCAAAGGCAAGAGCGGCGGCGCGCGCAAGAATGCAGGCGGCGCAAGGCCTGGCGCCGGTCGAAAGCCCAAGCTTTCAACGCCCGCGCCGCCAAAGAAATCAGCAAATACGAAGGCTGCTGCGGCACCGGCCAAGAAGGCCGCTGCGGTAGAGGTCCAGCTGGAGCCGCAACCGAAAGGCGGCGCTCTGAAGCGAACCAAGGCGGTCGCTGTCGAGCAGGAAGAGACGGACATGCTCACCCTGCTCCAGCGGATTGCCCTCGGCCAGGTGGCGGCGACGGCTATTCAGGTAAAGGCGGCCTCTGCTGCATTGCCCTATACCCACGCGAAGAAGGGTGAGGGCGGCAAGAAGGAGGAGCGGCAAAAGAAAGCCGAGGCGGTGGCGGGTCGGTTCGCCCCCTCTGCGCCACCGCGGCCGAGGATGAACTGACATGGGCGTGCCGATTTACACGACCGCATGCCCCGACTGGGCCGAGAGGTTGGTGGCCGGGCAGTCGATCATCCCGCCCCCGATCTATCCGGTTCAGGCCCAGGAGGCTCTGTCGGTATTCAAGCAACTGCGTATCGTCGATGCGCCCGGCAGCCCGACCTTTGGTGAGGCATGCGAGTCATGGGTTTTCGACTTCGTCGCGGCCATCTTCGGCGCATACGACGCTGAGACCGGGCGCAGGTTGATTCGCGAAGTGCTGATGCTTATCCCCAAGAAGAACAGCAAGTCCACGCTGGCGGCGGGGATCATGGTGACCGCGCTGATCCTGAACTGGCGCGTGTCGGCGGAGATGATCATCCTGGCGCCGACGGTCGAGATTGCGAACAACGCTTTTGCTCCAGCGCGGGACATGATCAAGGTCGATGAAGACCTGTCCGAGCTGTTCCATGTGCAAGACCATGTGCGAACCATTACCCATCGAACGATGGGGGCCACCCTGAAGGTGGTTGCCGCTGACAGTGAAACTGTCGGTGGCAAGAAGGCGAGCTGGGTTCTGATCGACGAGGAATGGCTTTTCGGCAAGCGACCGAATGCTGAGGCCATGTTCCGCGAGGCGGTCGGTGGGTTGGCCTCAAGGCCTGAAGGGATCGTCATCAAACTGACGACTCAGTCCGACGAGCCACCTGCTGGCGTGTTCCGACAGGACCTGCAGCGCATGCGGGACGTGCGCGACGGCAAGATCCTGGATCCCCAGTCGCTGCCCGTGCTGTACGAGCATCCACCGGAAATGGTCAGCGCAGGTGATCACCTGAAGCTGGAGAACATGCCGCTGGTGAACCCCAATTTTGGGGTCTCGGTGGACTCGGAGTTCCTGCGGCGCGAGTACGAGAAGGCCGACCAGGCTGGAGAGCATTCCCTGCGCGGCTTCTTGGCCAAGCACGCCAACGTCGAGGTGGGGCTGAACCTGCGATCTGACCGATGGGCGGGTGCTGACTTCTGGCTGCAACAGGCCCGGCCGGAACGGGTGGCCACCCTGGAGGGCCTGCTACAGCGCTGCGAGGTGGTCACCTGCGGTATCGACGGCGGCGGCCTCGATGACCTTCTCGGCCTAGTTGCTGTGGGGCGTGAGCGCGAAACACGAAAGTGGCTGGCCTGGGCCCATGCATGGGCGCATGAGATCGTCCTGCAGCGCCGCAAGGACATTGTCACCAAGCTTCAAGAGTTTGAGGTGGCAGGTGATCTGACAATCGTGAAGCTGCCTGGCCAGGATGTTGACCAGGTCGCTGATGCGATCTGCAAGATGAAAGCAGCAGGACTGATGCCGGACGAGAACGCCATCGGCGTTGATCCGGCCGGCATCGGTGCGATTGTCGATGAACTGACCACGGAGGCCCGCGGGATTGATCTCAAGCAGATCGTAGCGGTGTCTCAGGGCTGGAAGCTAAATGGCGCCATCAAAACGACCGAGCGCGCATTGGCTGGTGGCGATCTGATCCATGCCGGGCAGCCGCTTATGGCGTGGTGCGTTGGCAATGCAAAGGTGGTTCCTGCCGGGAACGCCATCACGATCACCAAGCAGGTCAGCGGTACTGCAAAGATCGACCCGCTGATGGCGCTGTTCAACGCGGTGTCGTTGATGGCACTCAATCCATCTGCTCGCGGTCCCTCTGTGTATGAGAGCCGCGGCATCCGATTCCTATAAGGAACCACATGTCTCGTTTCAATGCCGAAGCTCTGGCGTCTCTGGATCGGTACTGGAACCCACCAGCCGCCATTGAGTCGCCTCCAACGCCGGGCGCGCGCGCTGAAGCCGGACAGTTCTCCGGGATGAATGATCCGGCCTTGCTGGAATTCATGCGGTCCCGCGGTGGCCACGGCGGTGGCGGCTACCAGCTACGCAACATGGCGGTGCTGAGGTGCCTGTCCCTGATCTGCGGGACCATCGGCATGCTGCCGCTGAACCTGGTTGAGTCGGGCGGCAAGAAGCGGATTGCGACCGAGCACCCCGCGCACCGCCTGCTCAAAATTAAGCCGAATCCATGGCAGACGCCGTTGGAGTTCAAACGGCAGATGGAGCTGGCCCGCCAAAGGCACGGCGATGGGTACGCGAGGATCATCTGGTCGGCCGGCAGGCCTATCCACCTGATACCGCTGGACTCCCTGGCTGTTCGCGCTGAGCTTGGCGACGACTGGCGGATGGTCTATCGGTACAACACCAAGAAGCGCGGCGAGGTAATCCTCAAGCAGGAGGAAGTGCTTCACATCCGTGATCTGTCCGTGGACGGCGTGACCAGCCTGTCCAGAATGAAACTGGCAGACCGGGCCATCCGCCTGGCGCTAGATGCGGAACATGCTGCGAGCCGGATCTTTGAGACCGGCAACATGGCTGGCGGCGCCATCGAGGTGCCGAATGCGCTCAGTGACGTGGCGTATGAGCGGATGCGCAATTCCCTCGACACCGATTACGCCGGCGCCGCCGCCGCACAGCGCTGGATGCTGCTGGAAGAGAATGCCAAGGCCAATAAGTTCGGCAGCACCGCCCAGGAAGCCCAGCACGTTGAGAACCGCAGCGCGCAGGTGGAGGAAGTAGCCAGGCTGTACGGCGTTCCTCGCCCGCTTCTGTTCCTTAGCGACACCAGCTGGGGTACAGGCATCGAGCAGCTGGGGATCTTCTTCCTGCAGTACACGATGCTGGAGCACTTCACCAACTGGGAGCAGGCCGTCGCGCGTTCGCTGGTCGCTGAGCATGACTTGGAGCGATTCCAGCCGAAGTTCAACGTGCGTGCGCTGATGCGCGGCACGCTCAAGGATCAGGCGGAGTTCTTCAAGGCGGCTCTTGGCTCGGGTGGTACTGCGCCGTTCCACTCTCAGAACGAGGTCCGCGATCTACTGGACTATCCGGAGTCGGATCAGCCAGGGGCCAACGACCTAGTCAACCCCATGACACAGAAGGGAAAGAGCAATGAGCCTTCGGCAGCTGCCTGAAATCCGAGCCGAGCGAGGACTCGGCGCCGCCCAGTTCGATATGCGCCCCGACGCGCTGGAGCGCTGGGAGCCCGAAGTACGCGCCGCAGGCAACGACGCGAACAGCATCTCGATCTATGACTCCATCGGCGAGAACTGGGAGGGGACTGGCATCACCGCCAAGCGGATCAGCGCTGCCCTGCGAGCCATTGGCGATAAGGACGTGGTGGTGAACGTCAACTCGCCCGGTGGAGACTTCTTCGAGGGCGTTGCGATCTACAACCTGCTGCGTGAGCACCCCGGCCGCGTGACCGTGCAAGTCATGGGTCTGGCTGCCTCGGCCGCGTCGGTGATCGCGATGGCTGGCGACGAGATCCTGATGGGAGACGGGTCGTTCCTGATGATCCACAACGCTTGGGCAGTAGCCATCGGCAATCGCCACGATATGGCTGACGCAGCAAAGCTTCTGGAGCCGTTCGACGCAGCCATGGCCAAGGTGTACGCCGCCCGCTCGGGCATCTCCGAAAGCGAAGCTGCCCGGATGATGGACGAAGAGACCTGGATCGGCGCCGCCCATGCGGTAGACGATGGTTTTGCCGATGGCCTGCTGGACGGGGCGGCCGCGACCAAGGATGCCAAGCAGGCATCTGGTGGGCGCAAGGCCTTGGCCCTGGTCGAGGCGGCAATGGCGAAGGCGGGCCACTCCCGTTCCATGCGACGCGACACCCTGAAGTCACTGTTCAACGGCAAGCCGAGCGCTGCCGGATCCGCTACGCCGAGCGCTAGCGTCAACGAAACCTCGGCCCTGTTGCAGGGCCTTCTCGACAATCTCAAAGCCTAAAGGGCCGACACATGACCAAGATGACCCACGGCCGCATCCCGCGCGGCCTCGTTTCCGTGCACGCCGACGGCGGCAACCAGCCGGACGTGAAGGCGCTGGTGGAGAGCCTGAACAAGGCTTTCGCCGACTTCAAGGCCGAGCACAACAAGCAGTTGGACGAGATCAAGAAGGGCAACGCTGATGCGCTGCAGGCCCTGAAGGTCGACAACATCAACGCCGATATCACGCGCCTGCAGGCCGCCGTGGACCAGGCCAATACCCAGATGGCCGCATTCCAGATGGGTGGCGGAAGCGCCGGCAGTGGTGTCGCGGATGCCGAATACACCGATTCGTTCCGTGCCCATTTCCGGAAGGGTGAAGTGCAGTCCGCCCTTAACAAGGGTGCGGCCGACGAAGGCGGCTACCTGGCGCCGATTGAATGGGACCGATCGATCACCGACCGCCTGGTGATCGTCTCGGACATGCGTCAGCTGGCGAACGTACAGCCCTGCTCCGGTGCTGGCCTGACCAAGCTCTACAACACCGGCGGCACGTCCTCGGGCTGGGTCGGTGAGGAAGATGCGCGACCGGAAACCGCCACGTCCAAGCTTCGCCCTCTGGGCTTCGGCTGGGGAGAGATCTACGCCAATCCGGCCGCGACCCAGCAGCTGCTGGACGATGCCGAGATCGACCTGGAAGCCTGGCTCGCCGGCGAAGTGGAGCTGGAGTTTGCTCGCCAGGAGGGTGATGCCTTCTTCTCGGGCAACGGTGTCAACAAGCCGTTCGGCATCCTGACCTACGTGGAAGGCGGCGCCAACGCGGCCAAGCATCCGTTCGGCGCGATCAAGGCTGTGAACAGCGGCGTCGCTGCGGGCATCAACGGTGACAGCATCCTGGATCTGGTCTACGACCTGCCGTCCGCGTTCACCGCCGGCGCCAGGTTCGCGATGAACCGAAAGTCTCAGGGCATGGTCCGCAAGCTGAAAGACGCGCAGGGCAACTACCTGTGGCAGCCGTCGCTGGTGGCGGGTCAGCCGTCGACCCTGGCTGGTTTCGCGCTGCAGGACGTGGCTGCCATCCCGGATGTGGCCGCGAATGCGACAGCGGTGCTGTTCGGCGACTTCAAGCAGACCTACACCGTGTACGACCGCAAGGGCGTGCGGGTGCTGCGCGATCCGTACACCAACAAGCCGTACGTGATGTTCTACACCACCAAGCGCGTGGGCGGCGGCGTGCACAACCCCGAGCCGATGCGCGCCCTCAAGATCGCCGAGTAATCGGCATTACAGCGACCGGGCGGCCTTGCGCCGCCCGGCTTCCAACCTTTGATCTGGGAGCCACAATGGCAAACTTCATCAAGCCCTTTCGCGGAGTGCCGAAAGGTGAGATCTATCCTGTTCAGTTCGTTACCGGTGATCCTTGCCCGCCTGAGCTGGAAGCCGGCGCGCTTTCCGTCGGCGCAATTACGCTGAGCCCGGCCCCCGCGACGATCCTCTTGGGATCGGATCTGCAGCCTGCACAGTTCTACTTCGAAGATGGTGTCGAGGTCCTGCTTGGCGACGTGATTGCGCTCGCGCATGGCGCCTCCGGCCTTTCTGCCGAGGACTGGAACGCGCTGAGTGCGGCCACGCGCGAATCGGCAATCGCCGAAGTCGTGCAGCGCCTGTCCGCTGAGGCAGACGAGAAGAAGGCCGCAGCCACTGCCGCGGCTGTCGCAGCAGCGGCGGTTGCAGATGAAACGCCGACCGACGCGAAGGCCGCTCTGATCGTGAAGCTGGAAGCGTCGAACATCCCCTTCGACAAGCGCTGGGGCGTGGAGAAGTTGGCTGTCGCACTGGCCGAGGGCAAGAAGGACTGATATGGCCATCGTCTCTATCGCACAGGCCCGCTCGCATGTGCGGGTGGAGGCGGACTACCCGGTGGAGCAGTTGCAGGATGCTATTGCCGGCGCAATCGACGCCGCGCAGGCGTACCTCAATCGCACGGTCTACGAGAGTGCCGACGACCTGGCTGCTGCGAGGGCGCTGTACCCGGGATCAGTGAGGGCGGCAGCGGCTGCCAGGGACCAGGCCCTGGCCGATGCGGTCTTCATCGAGAGCGACGAGGAGCGCGCAGCGACCATTCGGGTTGCGAAAGTTGCCTATCAGGAGGCCGTGCTGGCCGCTGGGGCAAGCGTCCACGGGGCGGTCGTCAACCCCAGCATTGTCTCGGCGGTGTTGCTCACCATCGGCCATCTGTACGCCAACCGGTCTGACGTGGTCGTTGGAGCCACGGCGGTCGAGCTTCCCCTTGGCGCCAGGAGCCTCCTGCGCCCCTATCGAAGGGTGATGATGCCATGACGCTTCAAGATGGGGACCTGCAGCATCGCATCCGGTTTGAGCGCAAGACCGTGACGCGCGACCCGCTTGGCGGTCCGGACAAGGCGACCTGGGTTGAGGTCGTGTCTGTCTGGGCGAAGGCGATCAACAACCTTGCAGCGACAACCGAGGCTGTGGCTGCAGGTGCGGAGCGCTACAGGGAGCAGGTACGGTTCGATATCCGGCCGAGAAACGTTGATCCGCTGTGGCGAATCGTGTTCCGGGGCCGGAACTTCGACATCAAGAGCATCGCCCCCAGCAATGACGGCAGTGAGATGGCGATCATCGCCGTGGCAGGGCTGAGCAATGGCTGACCAGATTTCGATTCAGGGCCTGGAGGGCCTGCTGCGTTCGCTAGGGGAGTTGCCTAAGGCGATCCAAGGCAAATCGGTGCAGAGGGGGATGCGCAAGGGCGGCAACATCATCAGGGATGATGCCCGGCGGCGGGCGCCGCGAGAATCAGGGTTCATGGCCTCGCAGATCGTGACCCGCAGGGCCAATGCCAGAAACCGGCAGCGTGCAGGTGTGGGTGCGGGCGGCGAGTACTTCACCGTTGGGGTGAAGACTGGCCGCCGTCGCAAGTACGCCAACACCAAACGTAATCGCCGCAACGGCCGCGTCGGAAGAACGTACGAGGAAGCCGGCTGGGCCTACTACTGGCGCTTTGTCGAGTTCGGGACGAAGAAGATTCGGGCCTCCCCGTTCCTGACCCCCGCTGGCGAAGCCAAGGGCCCGGAGGCTGCACAGGTGGTCATCAACGAGACTTGGGCGGCGCTCGAGAAGCAACTGAAGAAGGACGGCTGGAAATGATGGTGCCCCTGATCCAAACGCTGTTGCAGGACGCCGCGACCGTCCGGCAGGTTCTTGGCGACCCCGTCCGGGCGTGGCTGGGGAATGCGCCCCAAGATACGTCGCTCCCCTACGCGACCTGGGAGGTCGTCGGCGGTTCGCCCACTGCCCTGCTGTCCGAGCCGTCTCCGGCCGATGCTTGGCGGGTTCGGTTGACCGTATGGGGCGACAGCTTGACGCAAGCCAATGACGTGGCCGTTGCCATCCGCGATGTGGTCGAGAGAGTTGGCTGCATCGAGTCGTACAATCCGACGCCCGACAGCGAGGACACCGATGCTGTAGGCATTTCCTTCGACGTGCGTCTACTTTCCCGTCGGTAGTTACTTGGGCAGCTTCTTTCGGCGCTGCTCAACTCGCAAATTCTTATCCGCTATTCTGGCGATCGGCTGTACAACAGCACCAGTGTCCGGCGCGCGCTTCCTCAGCCAGTCGATCGCTAGCCGTGATGCTGTCTCTGCCCAAAGAATGTTCCCCAAAACAAGTCCGATTGCGACTGATTTGCTTGGGTTCTTGAAGAACAGCGGTCCAATCAGTCCCATGGCTCCATAGGAGATGAACACGGCAGCTCCTATTGCGATGACGATGCACTCAAGAACTGGCCTATTTCTCTTGAGTTGCTCTTTTAGTTCGGCTCCCGTAAGGCCGTAGACATAGCTTGTCATTGTGGTAATGCAGGCGGCGCCAATAAACGCCAGTGAGTACCCAAAGCAAAAATCGGTGAAGGGCTGTCGATACTGTTCGGGATCCTCGCTGATGGTTAGAACCACAAACCCCGCGAGTGCGACCGCCGTGGAGAACCATCCTATCGCGTGAAAAAGCTTCTTCATTACTCGCAGTCCATTGCCCTCAGTTAGCAGACTATCGGCGGGAGTTCTTTTTACTTGAGCCGAGATTGCCCATTTCCATCGCCCAGAACGGGCCCCAAGCAGAGGTAGATCATGGGACAGGTTCTTAAGTCCAAGCACACCCAGTTGTTCATTGCCATCGGCGCGGCCGAGGTCATCAAGGTGACCCGCGTGCGGTCCGTCGGCTTCCCTGATGGCCAAGCGTCGGAGATCGATATCTCCGACTTCGACGATGACTGGGATCAGTACGTTGCCGGTCGCAAGGCTACCGGCAGCACCACTATCGAGGTCATCTACGACGCCGAGGATTCCGAAGCGCTGGAAGAGCTGCACCGCACCGGCGCGGTGGTGAACTTCCTGGTGACGGCGCCGGAGTCGGAGACGGCCGGCGTTGCCAAGCCGGCGGCTGTCGCTGGCGTCATCACCCCGCCGGACAACGTGCTTTGCAAGCAGTTCAACGGCTTCGTTCAGAACTTCGCCGTGACCGTGGCGGACAACGACGTTTGGAAGGCGACGCTGACCATTCGTGGTTCCGGTGCCGTCACCACGCACCGCCCGGACTGATCGGCCGAACGGCGCTCTCTCTTTTGGCCCGCGCGAGCGGGCCACTCTCTTTGGCAGGGCGCGCGGATCCACCGCGTGTCAGCCGTGCGCGGTCCGCGCGCCCTGCCGCCATACCTGGAAACGGCCAATGAGCAAGACCAACGAAACCAACGACTCACAGCAGGTGGAGCCGGTGAGCATCCTGCAGGCTTTCACCAACGCGGGCATGTTCGCGGCCAAGGATGTGCAGCCGGATACCATCGAGCTGCCGGATGGCAGCAAGGCCCAGTTCTACGTGCGTGCTCTGCCGGATACGGAGTTCCGCAAGCTCTACGCTTCCGGCGACCGCGCCAAGCTGATCGCAGCCACGATCTGCAACGAGGACGGCCAGCGCGTCCTCACCGAAAAGCAGGCCGGCGAGCTGAAACCCAAGGTGGCGGCCAGCCTGCAGTCCATCGCGCTCAAGCACGCCGGTTTCGGCAGTGATGCCGACGCCCTGCTGGAAGAAGCGGGAAACGACTAAGGAAGCGCGGCGAGGATTGGTTTTGGCACGTCCTCGCCGGGCACCTGCATCGTACGGTGGCAGAGCTTCGCGCCACCATGTCTCGGCGGGAGTTCCTGTGGTGGTGGGAGTTCCACAAACGTAACCCCATCGACCCGGTGAGCATCCACCAGAAGCCGGCCGCGCTGATCGCGTACGTCACTGCTGCGCACAGCCAGGGTGGCACCAAGCGCAACATGCAGCACTTCTTGGACACGTTGGTGCCACGATCCGACGAGGACGAGGCAAACGACTGGTTCGAATCACTCGGATGACCCATGGCCGATACCTTCGGGCGCTTTGCCGCGCTTCCAATTGGCCCTCTGCTCGCGGCCCGCGACGGAGGGCTCACCCTGGCAACTACTGCGGCTGCCGATACCAACCGCTGCGCTCGCTCCGACTTCGCGCTGGCCGATGGCCTAGTGGGGGTCGAGTTCGCGCTGTGGGGCGATGACGACCTGGCGGCAGTGGTCGGCTTCGTGACCGCGGCGGCGGCCCTGGATGAATCCCCCGGCTCCAACGGGGATGGCATTGGCTGGGAGCTGGCCACCGGGCGGCTGGTGCAGGGAATCGGCGCCATTGCCACCGGACTGCCGGTGGTGGCCCGCGGCGATATCGTGGGTCTGCGCGTTGCCTTCGGCAGCCCCTCGCGGCTGAACCTGTATCTCAATGGCGTCCTGGTCCACCAGCGCGATCTGCTGCTGGCCGGTCCATTGCACTTCGCGGCGGGTCTGGCTGCATCCAAGGCAGGTGGGCTGTGTCTGGCGGTGAATGCGGGGCAGTGGGGCGCGCGTAGCGAGGCGGCGCTGGCGGGGTGGAAGCTCGATGCCAATGCCTCGGCCACGCCCCCGGTGAGGTTGGCCGATGCCGACTGGCTCAGCGCGCCTGGCGACAGCCCGGCCAATGCTCGATACGAAGGCCTTGTCGCCGAGGGTGTCAGCCTGGTGCAAGAGCTGAGCTTCTGGCCTTGGGGTGGCGATCCGGTTTCGCAGACGGCGGCCGCGCAGTGCCTGGTGGCCGATGCCGACGGGGTGCTGGACGCATTGGCGCTCTCCGGTGGTTCGGGCGAATCTGTCCGAATCCTGATGGTGGATGAGTCCGCCATGCTGGCGGATGCGGAACCAGCGTTCCGCTGCGCAATCGATCAGATCGAGATCAACGACGACGGCAGCAAGACCTTGCACCTGCGGGACGCACACGATTACCTGAGCCAGACGCTGAACCGTGGCGTGTTCCTGCCCAACATCGAGTCTCTTGCATGGAAGCCTCAACCGGTCGTGATCGGCGCGGTGGCCAGCGTGCCGGCCGCCGGCGGCAACTCGGACGCAACGGCGATGTTTCTGGCCGACGTGCCAGTGTTCGTCGAAGCGGTCATGGACCGCGGCGACCTGATGGAGCCGGGCACGTTCAGCACCACGCCGGACGGGCAGCAGTTGCTGATGAAGTCGCCACCGGTAACCCCGGTGGTGGCCGACCTTTCCAGCATCGGGCCCGGCATGGCGCCTGCGACGCTTACTGCTGCCGTCGCTGATGTGATGCGTAGGCTGGGGCAGGGTGCATGGTCGGCGGCTGACTGTGGGGCTGTGGACACCGCCACTGGCTATGCGGGCGTTGGGTACTACGCTGGCACCTCGATCACCGGCCGGGATGCGTTGAACGCGATCCTGCCCAGCTTCGGGGTGGGGTGCTACCAAGACGCGGCCGGCATCCTTCGATTCGTCCAGGTGGTTGCGCCGGAATCGTTCACTGGCCAGATGGCGTTTGAACTGTCCGAAGCCGATATGGCCAGCGATCTGGTGGGGGTGCCGGACGAGGCGCCGAACCTTACCCGCCGCATGGCCTACCGGCCGAACGCGCAGGCGTTGGGTGCGTCCGACCTGGTGACGGACGTGATTGACGTTCCCCAGGCCCGCCGCGACGAACTGACGGGGCTGTACCGGGGCCAGGTGTACTCGGCTGGCCCGTTGGACCCGCACTATCGCCGGGCCGATGCGGCCGACCCGGTGATCTCGCTGTTTTGGAATGCGGCCGACGCCCAAGCGGAAATCGACCGCGTGGTGGCGATTTACCAGCGGCAACGGTTCTTCTACCAGGTGACCGTGCGAGGCGACCAGCAGCTGGCACCGCTCCCCGGTCAAGTTGGCCGGCTGACCTACGGTCGCTACGGCCTTGCCGATGGCAAGCCGGTGCTGGTGCGGCGCGTGGAGCGCAACCCTGCCACGGGTGACGTGGTGCTGACGGTGTGGGGGTAAGGGCGTGCTTATTGGATTCGGAATGCCGGCGGTGGAAACTGCCACCCTGACTGGTGGCACCTGGTTGACCGCCGATCAGGGCAGTGCGCTTTTCGACGGCAAGCCCGCACGCGCAACCCGCGTGAGGCGCACGGGCGATCTCGCGATCACCATCACGCTTGCCCAGGCAATCGTGCCTGGGATCATCGCGGTGTTGGGCCTGAGCGTGCCGGCGGGCGTCGAGGTCCGCGCCGCCGGCGCAACCGCTACGACGATCCAGCTGCCGGACGGCAGCGTGTGCGCGTGGCTCTTCCCGCTTGGCGGTGCGCCGTTGAGCGTGGTGTCGGTCGAGATCGCCACCGCCGCCCTCAACGTCGATATCGGCGAGATCGCCATCTTCCGATCAGTCGATGTGGGTATCAGCGATGGCTGGGGTGTCGTCACCATCGACACCAGCGGCCACACCCGCACCAAAGGGGCGCAGCTCAACACGGTGCCTGGCGCCACGTATCGACGCCTGACCTGCAACCTGTCGGGCCGGCCAACCGAGCTGGTGCGCGGCGGCGGCCTGGCCGGTGGCGTGGATTGGGAGACGATTGCTGCCGCAATGGCCGGGCGCCGGCGGTCCTGCCTGGTGCCGCAGTTCAGGGATATCGCTTCGAAGGTGTTCGACCCCGTGCTAGCGGCGAGGTCGGCGATGTATGGGTATCCCACCCAGCTGCCGAGCGCGGAGAACATCAGCCGCAACTACTTCACCGGCTCGCTGGAGTACGAGGAAGTCCCGGCCTGACCCAGCCGCAGAACAATGGCATCATGCCCCGAATGACCGATCATAGGGGGACGTGGATGTACATCTTTCTGGCCGTTGTGGGTCTGTTGGCCGCGCTTGTGGGGGCCTTGATGCTCACCAAAGCAACCATGGGCGTTGGTGTGATTGCCTTCGGAATATTCCTGGCCGCCCTGGCTCGTATCATTCAGGCGGAGCGCCACCAGGCGCAACTGCTCGGTAAGTAAGCCGGATCCCCGGCGCCCGTCAAAAGCCCCGCCTTGTGCGGGGCTTTCTCGTTTCTGGAGCCGACATGTCCCTGTACACCCTCACCGTCGATCTGCTGATGAAGACCGGATCCTTCGTGAAGGATACCGGCAAGGCCGCCCGCCAGTTCGAGCAGTCGATGGATCGCATGCAGGCCACTGCGAAGCGTGCCGGGACCGCAATCGGGCTTGCGATCTCCGCCGGCATAACAAGCACCAGCGCAGCTGCTGTTGCTTGGTCGCGCCAGGTCGCGGACCTCAGTGTGCAGTACGAGCGCATGGGCACGCTGGCTGGGACCAGCTCCGAAGCCTTCCAGCGAATGGCTGCTGGTGCGAACGTTGTAGGGATCAGCCACGAGAAGCTGGCCGACATCCTCAAGGATGTGCAGGACAAGATCGGTGATTACGTCCAGACGGGCGGCGGCGCGATGGCCGACTTCTTCGACAACATCGCACGGCGCACAGGCGTCACTGCGGAGCAGATGCGAAAGCTGTCTGGTCCAGATGCGCTCGGGCTGTACTTCAACAGCCTGGAGCGGGCCAACCTGTCGCAGTCCGAAATGACCTTCTACATGGAGGCCATTGCCAGCGATTCCTCAATGCTGATGCCCCTGCTGCGGAACAACAGCGCCGGGTTCCGCCAATGGGGTGACGCGGCTGAGGCGGCCGGCGCGATCATCGATGGAAAGACCACGAAGGCGACAGTGCGTCTGCGCGAGATTACGCAGGAAGCGGATCTCGCGATGATGGGGTTGAAGGTCAGCGTTGCCGAAGAGCTGCTGCCGACACTGAACAACCTCACCGAGTTCATGGCGTCGCAGCAGACGCGAAACGCTTTTGCCTCCGCTACCAAGTGGGTAGCCGAGCTGACGGGGGAAATGGCGAACGGTGCTGTTCAGATAGTCAACCTGATTGGCCGCTATGCCGAGCTGCAGGCTCTGGAGGGTGCATCGTCCGACTCGCTCAGTAGCGCAACCGAAGACGCTCTCAACGAAAAGATGGGCGAGTTGGGGGCGCGTCGTCGTCTACTGCTTTCCGTGGAATCGCCTTCTGCGGAGCGTGACAAAGAGGCCGAACGACTGCAGGCCGAGAGGGTGCGCATCCAGCGCGAGCTGACGCGCAGGTATGGCCCCCAGGTCACGCTGATCGACAACGGGCAGATGCTCCCCGACAGCGCGCTGAAATCGGCGTCCGTTGGCTACAAGCCAACCGGGAATATCGATAAGGGCGCTGGAGACAAAGCCGCAGATGAGGCCAAGCGGCGCGCCGAGGAGATGGCGCGCTACAGGCAGCAGGCAGAAGAAGCCGCCGGCGCCATGGATGGTCCTCTGGCCGAGGCGATGGCCAAGCATCTTGGCAACATGGCCGAGTACAACGACCTGTTGTCGAAGGGCAACATTGCCCAGGCCGACGCAAATGTGCTGATGGGGCAGAGCGCCCTGCAATACGCGAAGGTGGCGGCCGAGGTCGAAAAGGCCATGGGCGGGCCGGAACAGCTGTTGGCCACGTTCGATTCCGAGCTGGTGATGCTGGGCAAGGTTGGCCGGGCGCGCGAGCTGTACCGCCGCCAGCTCGTCAACGAGAAGGACATGCGCGACGAGCTGCAGAAGGCCGTGGAGGCTGCGGGCAGCAAGGGGGCGCTGGCCTTGGCCAAGGGCGCTTCCAGCTATGCGGAGTACGAGCGGGCCATGCTCGACGCCGCTGCAGCGGCGGCCGAGCTGTCGCTGCAGGTCGAAGAATCGGCGGCCCATGCAGAGGCCCTGGCGAACGTGATCGTGTCCGGCCTGTCCGATGGCGTCGATGCATTCGCCGACTTCGCTGCCGATGGCCTGCGCAACTTCGACAACCTCTGGGATGACCTCAAGAACGTCGCCAAGCGCGGGCTGCGCGACATGATTGCGGAGATCGCCAAGCAGAAGCTGATCATCCCCATCCAAACCCAGATCATGAACGGGATCAGCGGTCAGGGCGGCGGCTTGAGCCTGCAGAGCATCATGGGCCTGTTCGGTGGCAACGGCACCGCGGCGGGTGGCCAGAATGCCAGCACCATCGCTGGCCTGCTCTCGCAGGGCCAGGGCCTGTTCGGCGGCGCCACGTCGGCCGCAAGTGCGACCGGAGCGAGCTCGCTGGGCGGCAGCATGGCGAGCTTGGCCGCGTTGACGGGCGGCGGCACTGCCTCCACCGGTGCGGCGACCGGCGCCGCCGGCGCGGCAACGGGGGCGCTGGCTGGCGTCGCGGCGTTCGCGCCGTATGCCGCCCTGATCGCCATGGGCATGCAGATGGCCGGCAGCGCGTACAAGGAAGGGTTCGGGCTGGAAAACCAGAACAAGATGGACCTGTTGAACCGCGGCCATCTGGCATCTGGCGGCCTGCTCACGCCGGTGATGATCGACAGCATGTCGCTGGACTACCTTGGCCGCGCGCTGGGGATGAACAGCAAGACCGCGGCCATCTTCTCCGGCAGTTCCCTGATGGGTAAGGCCTTCGGGCGCAGCGCCCCGAAGATCACCGGACAGGGCATCACCGGTTCGTATGGGTTCGGTGGCCTGGACGGCCAGAGCTACGCCGATGTGAAGCAGAAGGGCGGCTGGTTCCGTTCGGACAAGAAGTGGACGCAGTACGGCACGCTGGATCCGGGTATTGATCGCACGTTCGACATGGCGGCTCGGCAGATCCGTGGGGCAACCACGGACCTGGCCAAGCAGCTGGGCGTGGATCTGACCCGGCAGCTGGCATCGGTGAGGGTGGACCTGGGCAAGCTGCAGCTGTCTTCCGATTCGGAGGAAGCGCAGAAGCAGCTGGAGGCCTACTTGGCCGACATGCAGGATCGGCTATTCACCGAGGCGGTGAAAGCGTCCGGCTTCGGTGGGCAGCTGGATGGCTACTTCGGTTCGGCGGACGTGTTCAACGCCCTGAGCGCGTCCATTGAGCTGGCCGTCGGCAACGCGGACGACCTTGGCCGCGCGCTGACCGGGCTGGAAATCGACAAGGTCAACAAGGCCGTGGACTACTTCCAGGATCTGGCCAGCGTCGCCGGCACGGACCTGGCCACGCAGATCCAGAAGGTGACCGGGTTGCTTGGGAACTACGCCACGCTGATGGCGGACGTGTCCACGCAGCTGCTCACCGGTGACCTGTCCAGCTACCAGCAGCAGGCGCTGACCATCGAACGGACCTACCGCCAGCAGGTGAAGGCGGCCAACGACTACGCCAAGGCGCTGGGCCTGTCCGGTGCAAGGGCTGAGGATCTGGCCAAGATCGAAGCCCTGCGTGCCATGAACATGGGCAAGCTGCAGGCGCAGATCGACAAGGACAAGAAGGCCATGCAGTACGGCCTTTCGATCAGCGACCTGTCGCCGCTGACGGACCAGGAGAAGCTGGGCGAGGCGATGAAGGAGCTGGAGCGGGCTGTGGCGGGCGGCGACACCAGCGCCGCGCAGGCGGCCGCGCAGGCGGCGCTGGGCTTCGGCCGGAACCTCTACGCCAGTGGCCAGGACTACAACGGCCTGTACGACCAGATCACCGGCCTGATCGACGGCATGAAGGTGGGCGACCTCGATATGGAGGACGGCACCAGCATGGGCGCACTGGCCGATGTGATCGAGGCGCTTCCGGACAACTTCAGCCGCGCCGTGTTCGACCTGGTGGTGGACAGCAACGGGCAGGCGCAAACCACGGCCGCCGTGCAGCAGAGCAACGCGCTGCTGACAGATGTGAAGGGGCTGCTGCAGGACCTGCTTTCGACCACCACCCAGGGCGTCCGGAACTCGGCCAGCTCTGCGCTGCGCAACTCGCTCAACGCCTAACGAGGTAACTCCATGCTGCAACGGAAACTCACGCTGGTGGAAATCGGCGTGGGCGCTCTGCCGTCCCCGATGCCGCCGGCGCCGCGCTTCTCGAACTGGTTCCCGGTTGCCTACCGGGCACCGGATGTACCGCCGGTGGAAGGGGTGACCCCGACGCCGGTGGCCGATGGTGTCCTGCTCGAATGGCCTGCCGTGGACCAGGCCGGCGTCATCTACGTGATCGAGCGTGGCCCGGCCGAGGATGGGCCGTGGACGGAGATCTACCGGACCACCGAAACCCGCTACGTCTACAGCGACGCCAGCGGCACGCAGTGGTGGTTCCGGATCACCCCGACGGTGCGAGGCAAGCCGGGCGGTGGCACGGTGGTGGTGGCAACGCCGACGCCGGCCACCGCCGACCTGATCGAGCAGCAGCTGCGGTTGAGCAAGGAGATTTCAGACCGGATCGAGGCCGAGGCGCTGGAAGCGGCAGCCCGTGCCGATGGCCTGGCCGATGCTGCCCGCGATCTGCTGGCCGAGGCCGTGCTGCGAGAGCAGGGCGTGGCCGATGCCATGGGCGCGATCGCGCAGGAGGCGCAGGACCGCGCCGATGCGGTGCTCAATGAGCGGCTGGAGCGCGAGGCGGCAATCAGCCTGGAGGCAGAGACGCGGCAGAGCGATGTGGAATCGCTGTCGCGCGCGCTGTCCGAAGTCGTGGCCGGCAGCGGCACGCAGTTCGACAGCCGCAAAATCTGGTACTTCGACACGACCGTCGAGGGATGGATCGGCAATGGCGCTGATCCAACGGTGATGGATGGCTGGCTGCGGCCGGCCAACGGCGCCGATTCCCCGTGGGTACAGTCTCCGCCCGCTCTGGCGATTGATGGCAGCGCGTATCGGTTCGCCAAGCTGCGGGTGAAGCGCGTAGGCATGCCGGCGTGGAACGGCACCCTGCAGTGGATTACAGCAGACGACCAGGCCTGGGACGATGAGAAGCGCGTGCCAGTGCCTGAGCCGCTGTGGGACGACCACGGCGTGGCGACTGTGGACGTGGCCGATATCGCCTGGTGGCCGGGCGAGATCGATGCCATCCGGTTGCAGTTCGGCGATGAGCAGGCGGTGGCTAACTACTTCCTGCTGGACTGGGTGGCCATCGGCCGTCCGACCCCGGGCGCCGGGGTGGCCCTGGTGCAGGATGAGGCACGGGCCCGAGTGGCCGCTGACAGCGCCGAGGCCAGCCGAAGGGAGACGCTGGCCGCGCAGCTGCGCGGCGACTATGACGGCACGGACATTTCCCAAGTAGCCACAGGGCTTTTCGCTGCTGAACGGGATGCCCGCGTAAGCGCAGATGAGGCCAGCGCCACCGCGATTGAAGTCCTGCAGGCCCGCATGCCCTTGGGTGACGGGGTGCTGGCCACCGAGGCCAGCATTACGGAAGAGAGCCAGGCCAGGGCCGACGGTGACAGCGCCAACGCTGAGGCCTTCCAGCTGGTGCAGGCCCGCATGCCGGACGGCGACGGGGCCGTGGCGTCCGCAGCGGCGCTGGAATCCGTATCGGCAAGGGTGGAGGAAACCGAGGATGGACTGCGCGCCGTCGGTGAGCGGGTCAGCTCGGTCACTGCGCAGCTGGAAGGTCCGCACGCAGGCGACGAGGACTGGTATGCCGGCGATGAGGACGTATACGCCGGCACAAGGACGGTCTATTCGGCAATCGCCGAGGGTGACCTGGCGCAGGCCATGAACCTCAGCCGCTTGGACGCCGAGGTGGGGCAGTTCAAGGCGCTGGCCACGCAGCAGATTGAAGCTGTCGCCACCGACGTGTCGGCGCAGGCGCAGCGCGTGGACGCGGTGCAGGTCGAGCTGGAGGGCAAGGCATCCGCCGAGGCCGTCTCCCAGCTTCGGGCATCGGTCGAGCAGAACGCCGATGGGATCGTAGCCGTGTCCGAATCCCTGCAGGGGGTGAAGGTCGAGCTGGGCGAGAAAGCCAGTGCTCAAGTTGTGCAGGGCATGGAGGCCCGCGTGCAGGAAACGGAAGGCGGCTTGGCGCAAGTAATGGCCAAGGCCTTTCTGCACCTGATTGCCGATAGCGGGGCTGGGCCGCTGATCGGCGGCATGGAGCTGGGCAATGACGGCAACGTGGTCAGCCTGCGCTTCCTGACGAACAGTATGGAGATCGTCGCGCCCAACGGCGCAGCCGAGGGCATGGAGTGGCGCTCCGGCTACCTGCGGGTATGGAAGGGGGCGGCGCAGCGAATCATCGGCCCTGGCTTCGGCGCGGCCGGTGACAACCTGGTGGACTACTTCGGGCCGAACGTCGGTGCCGCCGCCGCTTCCAAGGCCAACGCCATGATGTGGATGGACGCAAGCGGCAGTGCGTACTTCGGTGGGCAGCTCTCAGCCGGCGTGCTGCGAAACGCCGTGCAGACCACGACCACCCAGGCAATAGGAACCGAGCTGGTCAACGGCCCGTTCTCCACCAATGGACGCGTACGCACCGTCACCGTCAGCTTCACCAGGCGCCACCGGCGGACGCAAACCACATCTGGCTCTACAGGCTTCGTTGCCGGTGCAGGCCAGAACACCGCGCGGGTGGAGGTCTATCGAAAGATCGGCAACGCCGACGAGACGCTGTGGCAAGTGCTCAACGCCGCTGGTGGCGTGGTCATCAACAACGAGCGCGACGGTCCAGACGAGGCCGATTCGTCCTGGGGCGGAGCTTTCACCATCAACGACACCAGCCCCAGCTCCGACACGGTCCAGTATCGCGCGGTGATTACCGGCTTTACCGAGCAGACCGTGACGCACACCTCTGGTTCGTTCCAGGGGCAAACCCTCATGCAGAGCCTATCGATGATCTCGGTAGAGCAGTAATCGGAGAAGAAATGGCCCTTCAACTCATCGACATTGACGCGCCTGCGCCGAACGGAAAAACCGGAGAGTCCGCCCGCTCGACCCACATCAAGGTCAACGCGAACACTACGGAAATTGGCCAGCGGCTGGAAGCCTTGGAGGCGGACAGTGGCGGCGCCGGCGAGGCCATTGGCGATCTGCGCGCTGAGCTGCAGCAGGAGGCGCTAGAGCGGCAGCAGGATACCGAGGAACGTCGGGCGGCAGACGCGGCCATTAGTGAGCAGCTCGACGTTGAGCGAGTTGCGCGGCAGCAGCAGGCGGAGAGCCTTAGTGCCCGCATCACTGGTAGAAATCGTTTGGTCAATGGCAACTTCGATTTCAGTCAGCGCGGCAATTCGGGCATCGTCAGTAGCGCCGCGCTTTACACGGCAGACCGCTGGATTTGCTCGGCGGCTGGCGGTGTCCAATGCAATTGGGGCATTGGCTCCCCGGCTGTTGGTGAAATTCCCTGGGCACGCCGTTTTCTTGGCTTTAACATCGTGGCGGGCACAACGTCTGCATGGGTGGGGCAGCGAATTGAGAACGCCAGCACCTTTGCCGGTGGTAAGGCCACTGTTTCGTTCTGGGCGCGGAGCGGAGTAGCGGGAAAGAAGGTGGGCCTTCTTATCCAACAGGTGTTCGGTTCTGGTGGCTCGGCGATTGTGCAGGTGGACGGGCCATTGCTCACCCTCGGAACCGCCTTTCAGAAGTTCACGGCTACGTTTGATGTGCCGGCTGTTGCTGGGAAGACATACGGCGCCAACGATAATTTGCTGTTGTGCTTCTTCTACTCTGACAATCGCCCCGAACTGTTCGGCGGTCAGCTTATCAATCAGACTGGTCTTTTTGAACTCGCGCAGGTGCAGTTTGAAAGCGGCGAGAAAGCAACGGAATTCGACTTCCGCCCTTTGGGGTACGAATTGACGCTGTGCCAGCGGTACTATGAAAAAAGCTACAACTTGGAAATTAATCCAGGTAGTGTCAGCGGCTTGGGTCGGATTAATACGTTCTATGACCGAAGCACCAGCGGTGCCAGCACGTCCGATATCCGCTTCCGTGTAACCAAGCGGGCCATCCCTGCACTTGTGATTTATTCGGATGGCACAGGAGAGACTAACCGCACCAGTGGCAATACCGGTGCGGCGGGCACAGTGAACAGCATTGTTAATGCTGGTACTAGCGGCGCACAGGTCAATTACACCCCCGGCGCAGGTAGTTGGGGCGCATCTTTCCAATTCACCGCAGACGCTGAGATTTAATCATGTATCAGCTTACTGAAAACCTTGACAGCATTCTTTGCATTGAAACTGGCGCCCATATCCCTCGCGGGCATCGTGATTGGGACGCATACGAAGCGTGGCTGGCCGAAGGCAACGAACCTGCCCAGGTCGAGCTGGTTGGCCCGGCTCCGCACTCGCCTGAGCATTACCGCGCGATTCGTGATGCAGCGTTCGCATGGATGCGTAACGTGGCCGTGGCGCGTGGCTACGACAGCATCGAAAGCTGCGTGAGCTACTTCAACAGCAGCGTAGAGCAGTATCGAAAGGAAGCGCAGGCAATGTCGGCATGGCGCGACGACGTAAACCTGGCGCTGGTCGCGTTGGTGCAGAATCCGCCAGAGGGAATCGAAACGTGGGATCAGGTACGCCCGATGCTGCCGCAACCGGAAGCTTACCCGTGGCCTGGTGCGGTGGAGTTGCCTCTGGGCGCTGAGGCCGCGCCGCCGGTGGCCATCTCCTAAGCCACAGCCTGCAGCAGATCCTCGCGGTTGTTCTTGGGGGAGTTCACCGCGCGGCTGACGCGGTACGCTTCCATCGCTGGCGGCTCACTGGCCAGCAGCATGGCCATGGCATCGTCTGGCCCTGCGGCTAGCCATTCATCGATCTGGCCGGCCTGCAGCCAAACCGGCATGCGGTCATGGATATCTGCCGACACCCCGCTGCTGTCCCCGGTGATGATGGTGAAGGTGCCCAGGTTGCCGTCGGGTAGAAGCGGGCTGGTGTCTTCCCACAGGCCTGCGGCCAGCAGTGGCCCGGCTGCGTGGATGAACCACGGATCCTTCTTTCCGTCCTCGGGGCTGATGGACCATTCGTAGTAGCCAGCCATGGGCACTACGCAACGGCGCTTCTTGAAGGCAGAGCGGAAGGCGGGTTTGGTGGCCACCGTTTCGATGCGGGCGTTGATCGTTGAGCCCTGCAGACCCTTGGCTTTGGCCCAGAAGGGCAGGAGGCCCCAGGCCATCCGGGTGACCTGCCGCCCGTCGCCGCGGTCCAGGATCAGCGACGCGCGATGCGTCGGCGCAAGGTTGAAGCTGGACTGGATCTCGGCCAGGCCGGGAGCAAGGTCCGCCATGCCCGGCTGGCCGAAGTTCACAACGGGAAGCTGGACGAATCGGCCGCACATGGCGCTACCGTACCGTGGCACCCGAAAGGCCGCGTGACACAGGCCTAACGGTTAGCCTCGTAGCCTGCGGCGACAACATTCGGAGCGTCTCGCCATGAGCCTGACCGACGTGCAGATCGCCATCTTGCGGGCTATTGAAGCCAGCCGGGTCGTTTCGCCAGTAGAACGAGGTTGGGCGGTAGGGGAGGGCTACGCGGCCGGCTCAAAAGAAGGCGAGATCGGGCTTACATCTGCAGGGCACGCGATGCTAGCTTCGGCCTTAACCTGACTAAAGATCCCCCCGCGTACGGCGCGAGTTAGGCGGACATTGCGGGAGAGGGTGTTGGAGAGAGAACGTGTTCGCACTCAACCAAACGTGCATTGCTTACAGCCTGTCGCTCGCCACATCCCACGCACACTAGCAGGGTGCCCCCTGGCAGCGTCTCCAGCTGCGGCACCGCAGACTGCGTGACGTGTTGGCAATGATTGCACCGGACAGTGATTGCGTTCACACGCTCCAAGCTGCCGCTTGCGTTACGCGTCGCATCAAGATCGAGAACGTAGAAAAGGCCTGTGTCGGGCATTACGAAGTACCGGTTCTTTTTTGAAATGCTGCCGCTATGGGCGCCCGCATTCTGTGATGAAGGCCCACATTCAGCAAGATTAGTTCCTGCATCGTTGTGCAAAGGTTCGTTACATCACGTTGACGTGGCCTTGACCCTGATAGGGTCGTGCCTTACCAAGGAGGTGCGCAATGCCCATCAGGGCAGTTGTATACGTGAGCACCGCCGGCGAGGAGATTGCCGGCGACAAGCTGGGCCTGTCCAACGGAAAGCTTGATCAGATAGTGGACGATGCGGCCCGGTTCAACCGTAATGCCGGAGTTACGGGGGTGCTCCTCTTCGATGGTGAACGCTTCTGCCAGTACTTGGAGGGTCCAGAGGACGGGCTGTCAGTCGCTTATTCTCGAGTGCTTAGCGCCAGCAGTCACCACAGCGTCGTAGAGCTGCAGCGGGGTAGGGTTGGTCAGCGACGCCTGCCGTTCTGGCCGATGAAGTGGCTGCCTGTCGAGGCTGACGATCTTCGTAGGGTAGCGCACGCTGATTGGACTGGGTTCAGTCAGCGCGGAGATGCCGAAGACTCTAACCCTACAGCGATGGACCTGCTGGTCGCGCTGGTAGAGCCCTACGCTGTGGCCGCTTGATCCCCTGGCCCGTGTTCTCCGATTTGCTCGGTGAGCACAGCCAGCGATTGTTGGAACGCGGCGGCGAATAGATCGCCGCCGCTGTCCCGATGCTTCGCAGCAATGCTGGGCAAAAGACGCTGCCAGGTTTCGGAGAGCCGCACGGACGCCGGATGGGTCAAGACAAGCGCTCGCAGTGCATATTCCATCGCCTTGATATAGGCACGATGCGCTTCTAGCTCCATCTCACATGCGTCCAGTCGCTCAGACAACTGCTCTACCGTGGGTGTCATGACAGGCTCGACTTGAGAATGAATAGGACGGATAGTCTGCGCAGGCCATCCGGCGCGCGACATGAGCATCCTCAACGTTCTACTGCGTCCTGACCAGCTGCTGGTCGCCGTTGACACCCTCGCCGAAGACGCTCTTACCGGGGCGAAATCCTCGGGCGCGAAGCTGCTCCTGATCCCCCAACACAACCTGGTGCTCGCCACCCGGGGCAGCACGCAGTTCTTCCTGCGCATCTATGAGCTTGCGCTGCAGGCCAGCTTCCGAGCGGACTTCACCATGGAGCAGCTGGGCAAAGAACTGGGCCTGGTGGTGGATCAGCTGTGGCCGGCCTATGAGAGGGCGGCTCTTGACGCCGGCATACCGCGGGAGGCACTCGGCACCGAGTTGGTACTGGGGGGCTGGTCACCCCGCGCGGGGCGCATGGTGGCCACCGCCTATGCGAAAAGCGACAGCGGCACGGCCGCGGTGGTCCAACCGTTGGCCGGCGGTCTCGCGTCCCCTGGGGAGCCACTACAGGGGAGACCCGACAGCTTCGCTCCCGAGGCAGTGCTGGCTGCTGGGCGCGCCCAATCGGTCTGGCTGAATGAAAAGGCTGGCCGTCCGGTGGCAGGAGGGCGACTTCTCGTTGCCAGCCTTAAGTCCACTCAGGCGCTGATCTCAGACCTAGGGCCCGTATAGATCGTCTGGATCAATGCCGGCGTTCCAAAGTAGCCGGTCGCGACGTACTTGCTCGGCCCACTTTTCCCGAAGTTCAGAAATAGGCACGTCTGCTGTGGCGTCGCAGGCGGGGCAGGTCAGCACGATCACATTCGGATCATGGGCTAGCCCCTCTCCTTTCGATAGGCGAGCGACGTAGTCACAGGCCGAGCACTTGCAGAAGATTGCTTCGATCTCATCGAAGCTTCCATTCAGACAAAATGTCGAGCGGATCCTGAGGATCTGGAAAGGGCTTTGGGGGGACATGTGTCTAGCCAGGTAGGGGCTGGACACGGACACGAAGGATTTCGTGTCGGAGAAGAGCCAAGTGTCGGCAGTCTCTCACGTCGCCGTGAACGATTCATAAAAGTGGCATTCGCAGGGTGTGCGACCAACGTTCGTATTCTCTTGGCCATGCTCACCCCCAGCAGCTACCAAGGTATCCGCTCCGCCCCGATTCCGTCTGGATGGGTCCAGACGGGGGATCGCTGGGCGCTTTGGTACAACGGGCGGGAGACGGCAAGCGTGGTGCCAGATGGCCAGCCAGGCCTCCGTCTGTGGATGGAAGGCCAGAAGTTCTGGCAGGTGAAGGATGTGCGCGTGGCCAGCGTTCGGCAGGGCAAGCGCTTCGCTGAACGCTGGTGTGCGGCCAGGCTCTACCCGGGCGTGCCCTTGCGCGAAGCGGTGGCACGCCTGACCGATAACACGCCCATTGAGCCGGTGCCGTTGCCCCCCGGCCTGCCACCGACGCGCGAGCAACTGCAGCAAGCCCAGCGCCTGGACGAGGCGGCTGCGGCTGCGGTCGCCCGAGTGATGCCTGCACTGGAGCCGATCCGGCCGCCGGCGGAGACCAAGCCCAGACTGACGGATCCCGCTAAGGCTCGGTTGAGGGAGGCAAAAGTCGGATCAAAGCGGCGCTGACGCGGCGCTGGGCCAATGCCCAGCGCTCGCGGGTGCCGTTACTCGGTAGCGGGCTTGGCACGGGGCTTGAGCCTAAAGCTCACCCCTAGCCGATTGATCGCGTTCATTGCCGCGATGGTGAGCGTGAGATCTACAAGGTCCTTCTCGCTGAAGGCCGCGGCCACGGCTTGGTACGCCTCGTCAGATGCGTGGGTGTCGCTGACAAGCGTCACTTCCTCAGCCCATGCCAATGCGGCGCGCTCTTGCTCCGAGAAGAGGTACGCGGCTTCGTGCCATACAGGCAGAAGTGTGATTGTGTCGAAGGGCATGCCTTCCTTGAGCAGATCGCGTGTGTGGATGTCTATGCAGTGCGCGCATCCGTTCAGTTGAGAAACGCGCAAGAACACTAGGTGGATCAATTTTGAGGGCAACGATGTGCCGTTGGTCACAAAGTGATGGAGCTGTCCAACCGCTTTGGCACCCTCCGGAGAGACCACAAACCAGTTCGCTCGGTTCATTTCTAACGTCCTTTTCCTCTAAGTGTGGGCCGGAGTCGGTCCACTCAAAGGTAGGGACGCCGAGCAGGGACGGTTCGTGACAGCTGATAGCGTGCGGCAGGGCAAGCGCTTTGCCGAACGCTGGTGTGCGGCCAGGCTCTACCCGGGCGTGCCCTTGCGAGAAGCGGTGGCCCGCCTGACCGATAGCACGCCCATTCAGCCAGCGTCTCTGCTCCCCGGCCTGCCGCCCACGCGCGAGCAACTGCAGCAGGCCCAGCGCCTGGACGAGGCTTGCCGCCGCCAGAGTCAAAGCGGCGCTGGAACCACGGCAGGCGCCGATGGTGACCAAGCCCAGGGCTAAGGATCCGATGAAGGCGTGGGTTAGGGCAGGGAGAAGCCAGTTGCCGCGAGCGCACGCCTGATCCCCCTTTCAGGGGAGGCGGGGGACGGTGCGTGCTTGCCAGACTCGCCTTTTCAACAGAGAGAGCGACGATGACCGCAACCAATCGCAAGACCGCCAGCTTCGGCGTGCCGTGGGAGTCGGCCTACGGGTACGTTCAAGCAGTCCGCGTTAACAACACGATCTTCGTTTCCGGCCAGCTTTCGCATACACCGGACGGGCAGTTGGTCGCACCTGCCGACCTTGGTGCGGACGGCAGGCCTGCCAACTTCGACACCATGGAAGCCCAAATGAGGCGCACCTATGAGAACGCGCAGGTGCTGCTGGCCGAGCTCGGCGGGTCGCTTGCTGACGTGGTCGAAGAAACCCTATTCGTCATCGACGTTCCGGCGGCTTTCGCAGCCAGTGGTAAGGTCCGGCCTGCCGTGTATGGCCAGCCGGTGCCGCAGGTTGCCAGCAACCTCATCGGTGTCTCCGCCCTGGCGTTCCCGGAGCAGCTCATTGAAATTGCCTTCCGGGCGGAAGTGCAAGGCTAAAGCGGGTGCCGGGCGGAGCATGCTCCCGCCCGGCTCACCGTTGCCAGGTACTGCGCACCAGATCAATTGAAGGCGCGGGTGAGGGCAGGCTCCGCCCTGGTGCCGCCCGGTCTGACTCTTCTGCCTCCAGAAAACTCGGGCACTCCGTGTTGTGGCGCAATGGTCCCGACCGGCATGCTCCAGAAATGAAGTCAAAGCAAGTCTTTGATTTCGGTTCACAGTCAGGCAGACTTCTAAGCCGTTGCTTGGAGTGAATCCGAATGGATGTCAATAGCGCGGATCAGTTTGGGGATGCGGGTGACTACGACCGAGCCCGCAAGAGCCTTTACGACGTCTCGAACCTCCTTTTTGCCTTCCCTCCTCAGCGGGAGAACGAGAGGCACTTCCTGCTTGCCGCTGTCAGGCGGACCCTTTCTTTGGAGAGGGCGTTTCTGCAGGCAGTTGATGACCACAACGGCCAGATGGCTATGACAATGGTTCGATTGAATCTTGACACCGTTGCTCGTTCGTATGCTCTGTACTGGGCGGAAGAGACGCCGGGCATGACGGCCGAGTCGTTCGCACGCAGGGTTGCTGAAGGTGAGAGCATCAAAGATTTCAAGTTTCGGGGCGCGACGGAAAAAGCCAGTGATAGGTGGCTGATTGAGCAGATAGCCCCGCTTGAGTCTTGGATCAAAGACGTCTATCGCACGACTTCTGGCGCCATCCATTTTTCTGACTTTCATATAAAGCAGCTATTGCAGCAGCACGACGGTAGTTCTCCACGGACTGACGGTGCAGTGCTAGTCAGTCTGGTTTTGGGCCCTACTGATTTTGATCCCTCGCCCACCAGGTATGATGAAGTCCGCGCAGCATTTCTCCATACAACGCTCTTGCTTCTGAACCTGATTTTCCATCGTGCCAAGAGGGCCGGCGTTGCATAGCTGGTGAATATCTCAATTTGCCAAAAGCAGCTGGAGGCAGAAATCTGCCCAGCTCTGCATCAACACTCGCCGCTTTTCCAGCATCGTACCTCGCTTGTAGGCTGCCTTCGCCTTGTCCCGGATTCTGTGAGCCAGAGCGGCCTCTGAGAGGTCGTCAGAGAAGTCTGTGGTTTCGCTAGCCCAGTCTTTGAAGGTCGACCTGAACCCGTGAACGGTGATGTGACCAAACCCCATGCGCTTGAGCAACGCCAACATGGCGTTCTCGCTGAGCGGATCGCCTGTGAGGTCGTTAGGGAACAATAGCGCGCGCTGCATGCGGGGCTTGGCCAGTGCCAGCGCCGCCGGCGTTAGAGGAATCGTGTGGTCAACCTTTGCCTTCATCCGGCTACCGGGAACGGTCCAGGTGCCGGCTTGGAGGTCGATCTCCTTTGGCACTGCCCCGAGCGTCATTCCCGTGCGGGCTGCAGTGAAGATGGTGAATTCCAATGCCCGTGCCGCTTCGCCGTGCCGGCGCGCCAGCGCGGCCATGAAGGCGGGAAGTTCTGCATAGGGCAGGGCAGCGAAGTTCTCCACCTTTGTTACGGCCGTCGGCTTGGGCAGGATCATGGCCAGGTGACCGCGCCACCTGGCCGGGTTCTCGCCGGTCCGTTTCTTCTGGACAGTGACCGAGTCCAGCACCGCCTCTACCCTCTGCCGGACGCGACTGGCCGTCTCTGTCTTGGTTGACCAGATGGGCCTCAGCACAGCAAGCACATGATCCGTCTCGATACGGTCCACCCGAAGGTCGCCCAGCACCGGCTTGGCGTAGGTTTCCAAGGTGCTGGTCCATTGACCGGCATGTTTCGGGTTGGTCCAGCCGGCCTGGCGCTCCGCAATGTAGGTCACAGCGGCTTCCCAGAAGGTCGGGATGGATGACGTGGCCATGGCGGCGGCGCGCCTACCGGCAAGAGGGTCCTGGCCGGCCTGGATCAACTTCCTCGCGGCATCAGCCGCCACCCGTGCATCGGCGAGAGCGATCACATGCAGCGGGCCAAGTCCCATCTCTGGGCGTCTCCCCTCAAAGCGATACCGAAACACCCAGCTCTTCGCTCCGGAAGCGGTAACCTGTAGATACAGGCCTCCACCGTCCGCGTGGTAGCCCGGCTCCGTGACCGTGGCCACCCGTCTCACCGTCAAGCGATTGATCTTCAGACCCAT